AGACGGTGCAGCGATTACCGACCACGCATACAAAAAGCCAGTGATGTTGTCTATTGAAGTTCAGTATTCGGACAATCTGACGGGCGTGCCGATTGATGAACAATACCGCAGGCTGTTGAGATTGCAGAATACCCGAGATCCGATTGATGTCGTGACTGGTAAGCGCATTTATCGAAACATGCTGATTAAATCTATTTCTGAAACAACGGACAAAACTACAGATAAAGTTTTGAGCATTAAAATGGATTTGCAGGAGATTATTTTAGTCGCTGTTTCGACTGTAAAAATACCGGCATCGTCACAAAAAAAAGCAGCGCAGAAAGAGCCGAAAAGAACGGGGCAGACTGAAAATGGCGGGGTGAGAAAAGGAGAGCCAACGAATACAACCGCGCCTGCAAAACCACAATCAAGACTAGCGGGGTTTGTGCGTGGCTGATGTAATCACAAAAATACCGATGACAGCAATCCCGCAACGCTTTAGAGTGGACATGGCTGGCGTAGAATATGAAATTGTATCGCGCTGGAATGGTGCGGTATCGTCGTGGGTTTTGGACTTGTACGATGCGAATCGTGATCCGATGATAATGTGCATCCCGATGGTGTGCGGGATAGATTTGTTATCACAATACGGATATTTGAACATCGGCGCAGAGCTGTGGGTACTGACTGATGGTGACGACACCGCTCCACCTACGATAGATAATCTTGGTTCTGAATCCAATTTGTTTTTGGTGGTGCGCAGTGAGTGATTTACAGTACAAACGCACATGTAATCTGATAGTATCTGATGCTGCTGGCAGTGGATTGGATTTGTCGAATCTGACTATAAACTTTGCCATTAAAAAAACAGACGGACAATCTCCAAACACTGCCAGCATCAAGGTCTATAACCTTTCAGATGAAACCGCAAAACAAATACAAAAAGAGTTCACGCGGGTGGTGTTGCAAGCGGGTTACGAATCAAACCACGGCATTGTATTTGACGGCAATGTTAAAGCTGTAACGCTTGGTCGTGAGAATGTTGTGGATAGTTATATTGATATTCAAGCGGCGGATGGTGACGAGGGTTATAATTTCTCTGTAGTGAACGCGACATTATCAGCGGGCGCTACACAACGCGATCAAATAAAAGAAACCGCTAAAGCAATGAAGCAGTTTGGCGTTGCTGAGGGTCATGTTGATAGTGCCACTGATACGCCGCCATTGCCTCGCGGAAAAGTGATGTATGGAAACGCAAGAAAATATAACCGGCAATCGGCGCAATCGACGGGATGCAGTTGGTCAATTCAAAATGGCAGGGTGCAAGTTGTTGCACTGAAAGGTGTACTACCTAATACAGCCGTGCAGTTGAATAGCCGCTCTGGTTTGGTGGGAACTCCTGAACAAACCAGTGACGGAATAAAGTTCCGATGCCTGATAAATCCGGCGATAGTTGTCGGCGGTGCAATTCAAATAAATGAGCGTGATATTCAAGCTGCAAAGTTAGATGATAACGCAAGCGGGCAGCCTGACAGCGCTGAAAAAAAAGAACCTGTGGAGATTACTGCCGATGGTTTTTATCGCGTTGTTAGCTTGGATATAGCAGGTAATTCACGCGGTAATGATTGGTATATTGATGGGGTATGTGTGCCGCTTGGCGATACTCCAGATGGCAAAAAGGTTACAGGCAATGGCTGATAGACGCGAGAAATACGACGACCCAGAGGAAGCGTTACGCTCAGCAATGGAGGACGCGCAGGCGAATATGTGGACGGCGTTACCTGCAACGGTGACGGCTGTAGATTTGGTTGCACAGACAATTTCAGCGCAGCCGAATGTAAAAGGGTCGCAATCAAAACCTGATGGTAGTAGCGAAAGTATATCTATGCCGATGCTAGTTGATGTGCCGATTTGCTGGCCGCGTGCCGGTGGTTTTGCTGTGACGTTACCGATTAAAGCAGGCGATGAGGTGTTGATTGTTTTTGCTTCGAGAGCGATAGATGGATGGTGGCAGAGTGGTGGCGAGCAAGAACCTGTCGAATCGCGAATGCACGATTTGTCTGATGGGTTTGCTATTTTTGCGCCGACAAGCCAAGCAAAAAAATTAACAAATGTGCAGGATGATGGAATAGAAATACGGTTAGAGGATAGGTCTGCATTTTGGAAGCTGGACGAAAACGGTGATATTTACTCGACATTCGGCACCATGTTTTTGACTGGTGATATTGTTCAAGTTGGCAATCAAACTATAACCGGCAACACAGCGCAGACTGGAAAAATTGAAGCGACTAACGATGTAAAAGCTGCCACTATTTCGCTGAAAAATCACGGGCATTTTGCTTTGGATAATGTAACGCCACTGACAGGGAAGCCAATACCATGAGATATAGGAAATTAGACGGTGCCGGTGATATGTTGTTCGGTCATCAGTTGCAAGATTTCTTTATTGAAGATTCGCTTGCGGTTGCACAGGCTGTAAAAACAAGGCTGTCATTGTGGCTTGGCGAGTGGTATCTGGATTTGGAAGATGGTACTCCGTGGCAAAACGGCATCCTCGGAAAAGGAACTGATGTGACTGCAGATGCTTTGTTGCGTAGAAGGATTTTAGAGACTGAGGGCGTGGTGGAAATAGTTGACGGTACTTATTTTTCTACTCTCGATCGAGATACTAGAACGCTGTCGGTTGCGTGTACAATCGAAACAATCTATGGCACTACACAGGTGAGCGCGTGAACATTACTGATTTAATTTATATCGACCAAGATGGGTTCCACTATCCAGATTTTCCTACGCTGTTTCAGCGGTATCAGGATGCCTACCGAGTGATTTACGGTGCAGATATTTACATTGATGCGGATAGTCAAGATGGCGCATTTTTGGCTTTATTTGCCCAATCCGTTTATGATTTGTGCGCGGTTTTTTCTGGTGTTTATACCAGTTTTTCACCTGCTCTAGGCATCGGTGACGCATTAACGCGCAATGTGGCAATCAACGGAATCACTAGACGCGCTGCAACGCACTCTACTGCTGATGTGAATGTGGTTGGCACGGTTGGCACGACGATTGCGGCGGGAAAAATCAGGGACGCTCTGGGCAATTTGTGGAGCATCCCGACTAATACAGTGATTCCTGTCGGCGGCACTATCACAGTTACTGCCACATGTGACACAGAGGGCGCTATCACTGCATCTGCTGGTGCGCTGAATCAGATTGGTACACCCCAGAGAGGTTGGGTGTCGGTCACTAATCCACTGGCTGCTGTGGCGGGTGTGAACGCTGAGACAGATGCAGAGCTAAGATTAAGACAACAGCTATCAACAATGATCACCGCATACGATACGGTTGGCGCAATCGAGTCAGGCATTGCGGATGTGGACGGCGTGACTGAACAGCGCGTGTATGAGAATGATACCAACAGCACTAACTCTGATGGCTTGGTTGCTCACACGATTGCAGCGGTTGTGCTGGGCGGTGACACACAAGACATTATCGACGCTATTGGTGACAACAAACCGCCGGGCTGCGGCACTCAAGGAACGACTACAGGTAGCTATACAGACTCGCGTGGCGTTGTTAAGACGATCAATTTTTATCGACCTGCCGGCGTAGGAATTAAAGCGACTGTTGCTATTACTGCTCTGACGGGTTATGTCAGCGACTACGAGACAGAGTTAAAGCAGTCGATTGCCGACGCAATAAATGCGCTGGCGATTGGTGAGGATGTTTTAATCACGCGATTATTTGCACCCGCAACCTTGAACGGTTTGGATGGCGGGAAAACTTACAATCTTACAGATTTAAAAATTGCGAAACTTGCTGGCTCGCCTGCGTTTGCGGATGTTGCCATTGCTTATACCGAAATGGCAACCTGCTCTGTGTCTGACATTACGGTTACAGTGACATGATTGGTTATAGCGTAGAAAATTATTTGAATTTAATTCCGGCGCAGCACAGGAATCAGCCTAGATATTCTGCGACTGTGAGCGAATCTATAACGCCTGCCGTTACAATGCAGGATATTGGGGTTTCTACACTGCAAACGATCAATGTCGAAACTTCTAGGGGTGTTCAGCTTGATTGGATTGGGTTGTGGGTTGGCGTTTCCAGACGTGTTCCCCTGCCGATTTCTGATGTGTATTTTTCGTGGCAAGTTTCAATACCAACGGGATGGGATGCGGGCATTTGGCGAGGCAAGCACAGTGCAGGAACCGCTTTACATGATTTGCCTGATGACTATTACCGCAGAATTATCAAAGCGAAAATACAGGCGAACATTAGGCGTAGAACTACCGACGATATTTATGCGATTTTTGATGCGGCTTTTCCGTCCAAAGTCATCACTATCACGGATAACTTAGACATGAGCATGGTATTGAATTACACTATTTCAGATTTTGATGCTTTCGGGATTGCGCTCATAGAGAACGATTTGATTCCTGTGAAAATTGCGGGCGTAGGCATCACATATAACGGGGTTTAATTATGGCAACGAATGAGA